AACATCATGGACAAGGCAGTTGCGTACATCAAGTCGCAGACCAACAAGCAGAAAGCATTCGATGCTATCATCGAGAAGTATGGTGATGCTCTTACTGCCAAGCAGAAGACTGGGCTGCAAAAGTTTGTGCGATGATCCTGTCAGCACAGCTGCATGAGAGGTACGACAAGGCTCACTTGTCGTACTCCTCTATCAAGCAGGCTCTGACTGACATAGCTCAGTTCGACCGCTACATGAAGGGCGAGCTTCGCTACACGTCAGATGCTCTGAACTTCGGGACGCTGTATGACATGCTCTTGTTCGAGCGTGATAAAGCAATGGATATGTACATCGTCATGTCTGACGAAAAGATCCTCGATGCTTGCAGCGAGAAGACACGCAACTCCAAGCGCCCTCAGATGACCAACGAGTTCAAGGAGCGCAAGTTGTTTATGGCTGAGCAAGCTTCAGCTTCAGACAAGATCCTGTGTAGCACAGATGATTGGAAGATGGCGAACGAAATGATCGAGCGCCTTCACGAGTGCGGCCTGATCCGATCCCACATGACGGGTGATTATCAGGTAGAGTTCAACGAAGATATCCAGACATCTGTCGGACCTGTTCGGGTCAAGGGATTCCTCGACTGCCTTGGTGATGGTTACATCACTGACTCCAAGTCAACAAAGTCTATCAGTAAGTTTCGGTATAGCGTCCGTGACTTTGGCTATGACATCCAAGCGTACATCTACACGACTGTCTTTGGCATCAAAGACTTCTACTGGGTGGCGCAAGAGAAGACCTACCCCTATCTACCTGCTCTCATCAAGTGTACAGAAAATACCCTGTTCACTGGTGAGATGAAGTTTCAAGATGCGGTCAAGCGCATCCATAAGTTCCTGAATGAAGATGAGAAGCCAACCATCTTCTTCGAGGAGTTCGAAGTGTAAATCCTTAAATTCCCCAATAAGATGAGCGACAAAAAGTACGACTCGGAATTGATCGGATGGGTTGATGATCCCATCTACAACGAACAAGGTGAACTGATCAGCTGGACTATCAAGCTGAAAGATCACGAATTGAAAGACATCATGGACAACTACGTCACACCTCGTGACGAGAAAGGTCAGGGCGGCAACGCTCGTATCAAGTTGTTCATGAGTAAGAACGGCAAAGCCTGTGGCTCCGTCTACAACTTCAACAGCGAAGCTGCGAAGGAGAGACGAGCGGCTGCAATGGCTCGCCAGAACGAGCAATCGGACGGAGATCTTCCGTTTTGATTTTGGTTTATGTTAGGTTAGAGACCCCGCTTCGGCGGGGTTTCTTTTCCCCTATGTTATGGATGAGCCACCGATGATATACTACATGATCGTGCAGCTCTCGTACAAGAAGAACCGCAGCACCTTCAACGCAAAGGAATGGGTGATCAGTATCTACGACACACCCGGAGGCATCATGAACAACGACAAGAAGATGATGCGCATGCTAGAGGAGAGACTGTACGGTAAGAAGTACAAGAGCAAGAAGCAGATCATGATCAAGAAGATCTTAGAGAAGACACCCCTAACACGTCAAAGTAAACAAGCACTGAAATGAGCTATGATAACATAAACCCCGATCACTACAAGCAAGGAGACAGAGAAGTCTGGAAGATGATGATAGACTGCTTTGGAATAGAAGCATACATTAGTTTCTGTCTACTTAACGCATTCAAGTACCGAATGAGAGCGGGTAAAAAGCCCAGCGCATCAGCGCACGATGACTTTCAGAAAGCACTTTGGTACGAGAAACAAATGGAAGAGTTATGCAAGTAACATTCTTCAAAGACATTAAAGCGCCTGACGAGCCACACCACGTTGATGTGACCACGGCGCTCAACCGTATACGTGATGGCAAGAGCAGACATCAGATCGAAGAGTACAGAACTTCGGGGGACAAGTCCCTCAAGAACAGCCTCCCGCTCGTATGCTTCAGCGGTGAGTTCACTCGCAGGGCAGATGATGCATTGTTCGAACACTCTGGACTCATCGTCTTGGACTTCGATCATGTGGACGTTAACGAGAGCAAAGGCTTTGTCGGTGCTGACGATCACGTCTACGCTTGCTGGACTTCACCATCTGGTGACGGGCTCAAGGCGCTGGTCAAAGTCACCAACCCAGAGCGACACCGTGATCACTTCCGAGCGCTCCGCACGTACTTCGAGAAGCAGTACAACCTAGAGGTTGACGAGTCAGGTATCAACGAGTCTCGTGCATGCTTCGAGAGCTATGACCCTGAGATCATTGTCAACCCATCGAGCCGACCCTTCGGTGCCTTTGCGTCTGAGAAATCAGAGAAGCAGGTAGCCGAGGTTACTGGTGAGTACACAGACTACATGAAGCTCAACCTCGCTGCACGTATGATACGTCAGGCAGAGGATGGGCAGAAGCATGCGACACTTGTCAAAGCTGCACGTCTCTGTGGTGGGTACATCGCTGCTGGCAAGATGGAAGAACAGGAGGCAGTTCGAGTGCTGCTTCGTGAGATAACCAAGCGTGACATCGACGATGAGCAGCTCGCTACACGTACCATCCGTGACGGTATCGAGATGGGTAAGGCTGACCCCTTGCGTGACACCATCGACGCAGAGCATGACGCACAGCGTGAGCTACTGATCAATGACGGTGACATGTCGTTTGTCTCATCAGATGATGAGGACTTCCGTTGGATTGATGACTACGCACAGGGTAAGATCGAGGTAGGGTTGGATACTGGTGACGAGAACTTCGACCAGTACTTCCGCTACAAGAAAGAGTTCCTCGTGATGAACGGGCATAGCAACGTGGGTAAGACTACAGTTGCACTGTACCTCATGGTCAACTCAGCTATCCGGCACGACTGGAGGTGGGTGGTGTACTCCTCGGAGAACAAGACTGCCTCCATCAAGATGAAGCTCATGGAGTTTGCCTGTAACAAGAAGGCTGGCATGATGTCATACGCCGAGCGTAAGTTCGCATACAGATGGGTGCAGAAGCACTTCACTGTCATCAGCAACCGTGAGACCTACACCTACACAGACATCATCGTCTTCTTGGAGAAGATCATTCGTCAGCAGGATGTGGATGCAGTTTTCATTGATCCCTACAATTCACTCAAGGTGAACTCTGGTAAGGTCAGTGAGCACCAGTATCACTACGAGGCAGCATCGGAGATGCTAACCTTCAGCAACAAGCATGACGTTGCAGTGTGGCTCAATGCCCACGCAGTGACTGAAGCTCAGCGCCGCAAGGGTGACGATGGTCTGCCAGTAGCACCATTCGCTGAGGACACCGAAGGTGGTGGTAAGTTTGTCAACAGGGCAGACTGCTTCATCACCATACACCGTAAGGTCCAAGCGCCTGACAATGACGTGAAGCGTACCGCAGAGATCCATGTCCGTAAGGTGCGTGAAACGGAGACCGGAGGCCAGCCTACACCGTGGGATGATCCTGTCAGATTCCGCTTCAATACACAGGGTACAGGCTACCGTGTGACCAGTACGTTCAAGGAATTGTACGATCCAATCGAGCACATTCCAGATGAGCAGATGAGGATTACTATGGAAATGGAGAACTTTTTCGACGATTAAAACGTAACTTGCCTTTATGAAGAGACGAAAGGCGGGAACTACCCGACGAAAGTCTGCTAAGAAAAGGCAACTAGGAAAGTACAAGAGCGGATTAGAAAAGAGTTGTGCGGACTTGCTTAGAGAAGCAAAGATTCCATTCAACTACGAGGAGAAAGAGTATGTCCTCATAGACAAGTTCAGGTTTGAAGGCGTGTACCACAAGATGACCGCCAAGAAGAAAACTCTTACCAACCGAAGCAACAGCGTGGTGTTACCCATCAAGTACACACCTGACTTTGTAGCCAAGGACGAGAGCTGGATCATCGAGACCAAAGGGTATACACCCTCACACCACGACTTCCCCATGAGGTGGAAGCTGTTCTTGAAACACCTTGTTGAGCTAGACGAACCACTACCAATGCTGTTTATCTGTAAGAACACACAGCAAGTTGTCGAAGCAATAGAAATAATCAAGAATGAACGATCTAAGTGAAAGGCTGTTCTCCGCATGCAACCGCATGGGGCAAGCAGTTACAGAGTTCTATGATGAGATCCACCCTGAAGGGGAGCCGGATGTCAGCATGGAAGATCTCGGCCACCTCATACATGACCTGAAATACTACATCAGACTGGAGCTGGACCTAGTAAAAGAAC